TATTTCCCATCAATACAAGCTGAAGAACAAGACGAAGATGATGAGGATGAATATGATGAAGAGTAAATTTGGCTACCTAAATTTTAGAGCGTATATTTAGTTTAAATAAAAAATAAAGGTCATGAAATACACACACCCAACATGTAGACTTAAATGTCTCGACATTGATAAAAGTAAATATGAATTAACAGCCAAGTACCTCAAAGCCATTGGTGTACCAATTTGGAATGGCGGTAAGGACACAGCAATGTTATGGGATAAAGAGTTCCCATATATGATATGGGATGAGGAAGAAATAACAGCAAGTCGAACAAGTACGAATTTCAATGACGGTGAAATACATGTAAACACATTTGAAGAATTCATAGCATATTTTGAAGGAACACAAGCAATGCCAACCAAGGTAAGACTTAATGGAAGTTACAGAGCCATAATTAACCTTGACAAGACAATCAAAGTGGGATGCGAAACATTCACATTCGAGAAAATGCATGAATTGTATAAAGCAATGACGGATATAGAATCGAAATTGAATAAACAATAAAAGGTAATAGTCAGGTGGCGGAATTGGTAGACGCATGAATAAAGGTTAACAGTAAAGATAACGCAGAGTAACCTTGAGAGACCCATAAGTATAGCTCATAAGTTATTGTACAAGTTCGAATCTTGTCCTGACTACAAAATAAATTTGGCTACCCTAATTTTAGAGCGTATATTTAGTTTAAATAAAAAATAAAGGTCATGAATACTAATTTTACAAGACAAGAACTCAATGAATTAGAAACAATGGAACGTACATGGGACGGTCATGAATTAAAAATTGACCATGAAAATTTAAGAGTATGGCTAACAAACAAACCGGATTATGTCGTTCAAACTAAATTACCAAATGGTGAATGGAAACAAGAATATAAATATTTCAGCTAAACACAATGTTAAATAAAAAAATAATATGACGATAAATAATATAATTCAAACATTGCGTTACATAGATATAGATGGTGAAACAACACAGTATATACTTGAACAAATAGGAATGGATGAACAAATGGCTATACAATTAGCAACTAAATACCCTAAAGTAGTACAAGAACACCTTAACGAATTAGAGACCAACAAATATGAAGACACAGCTGATAAATTATTAGGTATTAGTGATGATTGGGGGTATAGTGATATTAAAGAACACCTAAAATGGTTAATCAATAACCCAAATGAAATAGCAGACGGTTACGACAAATCAGTATTCAAAACAAGTAATATAGATGCAATAATGAATGAAGTACGAATAAGACTATAAATAAACAAACTAATAACAGTAGTAGAATAAGAATAATAAAAATAATAACCCAGAAACAAAACAACAATGCAGATAACGGATATAGAAACATACACGACAACGGTGTATACAATTGAGGACAGTAATACGAATAAGACATATATGGTGACAGAAGCACCTGACAATGATATAATGTGTGTAGATCGATATCATATGATAGATGTTGATACTAATGATGAGGTAACGGATGGGACAATAATAGAACAATTGAGGAATGTTGTATATGAGTGTTATAAGGGTATGTAATGGTGACAAACAGGGATGAACCAAATGTGGTAAACGGGGATGGAGTGGGATGGTATGTGGTATAAGTGGATAGTAGGGGTAGCATTAATTGTGTAGGGGTCGAAAAATCATGTTTCGCCCCTCCTCCCTCTCGTTATAGACCATTATATACTAACGCTCTATAAAAGGAAGATTTGGATACCTCAACCCTCAAACGTATATTTAGTACAATAAAAAAATAAAAAATATGATACAGGAATATTTAATTCAATGGATTGTATGGTATTATGGGAATGGTGAGTATCCATCTTCATTTGGAGATAAATTAACATATAATGAGATGATGATAGCTATTGAACAAACAAATAAAATCAAAAAAATATTAGGTGAATCTAAATCAAAATAAATTTGGCTACCCTAATTTTAAAGCGTATATTTAGTTTATAAAATTAAAAAAATAAAGGTTATGGTAAATATGAGTTATTGCAGATTCAAAAACACATATCAAGATTTACTTGATTGTTATGATAATATTAATTCTGACTGCAGTGAATTTGAAAAAGAATACAGGAAACAACTTGTTAAGTTATGCCAAGCTATTATAAATGAATACGACCCTTATATAGATGAAGAAACAGATGAAGAAATAAATTAAAAATAAATTTGGCTTCCCAGATTCTCAAGCGTATATTTAGTACAATAAAAAAATAAAAAAAATGAAAAAGGTACAAATTAAATCAGTGTTTGAACAAATTAGTGAACAAGTGTTCAAAATGAATAACCTGAATGAAGCCAAAACATTTACAATCAACTTCATAAATGAGAAAAACATTAATGAGATAAACAAGAAAAACATATTACAACAACTGAATGATATAAAAACATTAGTACGGTTCCAAACATACATTTGTAATAGTTTATTAAAGTATGAAGGTATGAGTGTTAATTAACAAATAAATTTGGCTACCTTAATTTTCGAACGTATATTTAGTACAATAAAAATTAAAAAAATGAATAAAATAGACAGTACTTACATGTATCAAACATTTGAAGACCTTGACTTGGATATTGATATGATTGAAGAGGAAGGTGGATTAGAAAGTGGAGGTGATGATTGGATGGAGGTAATTAGTTACATCACAGGTAAAGATGCTTACGATAGTGATTCATTTACTAAAGAGGATCTTATATTAATTGAAGAATTCATATCCGTAATGGATGAAAATGGATTAGAGTTATATTAAAAAATAAATTTGGCTTACCTAAATTTTAAACGTATATTTAGTTCAATAAAGAAATAAAAAAAAGGTAATAAAAATAAATAAAAAATAAATTTGGTTACCTAAAATAAAAAGCGTATATTTAGTCAAAATTAAAAATAAAAAAATAAAGGTCATGAACAACGAAACAACAACACAAACACAAACAAAACAATTAGGACGTCCAGTAGTTGAAGGAAGTAAACGTCAAATGTTATTAGCTCAAAAAGCAGCTATGTTAGCAGCAGGTATTACTCCAAAACGAGGTAGACCAGCTGTTGAAGGAAGTAAACACCAAGCCATTATTGAGGCACGCAAAGCAAAATTAGCAATGGGGATGGAATTAAAACGAGGTAGACCAACTGTAGAAGGTAGTGCACGCCAAATGAAATTAGCACGTCGTGAACAATTAATTGCAAGTGGAATAGGAATTAAATTAGGTCGTCCCAAACAAGTTAAAGTTGAAGTTGATGAAATGGAGTTGATGAATGATTAGTATATGAAAACAACTGAGTAAAGGTGGGAAACAATTACGTTTTCCACCTTGTCAGTGATGGTGTTGATAAATAATTACCATCAAAAAACAACAGGTTAAACGCAATAAAGGATTGTTTCACGAGTTCGAATCTCGGTTTAATCACCAAAATATTTTTGATCTTTAATTTATTATGTATTAATCCTATCACATGTATTCCGCGGCGTACGTACGTACATAGCAATGGATAATCATGTTATAATCTCCCACGACCGTTGATATCCATATATGGTAGGTATGTTATCCGGGGGTGATTTGAGTAACAAATACAACTCTTTTACACCCCTACATCGACAGTATATACTCATATACTACATTTCCGAATTACCAAAACATAATAAAAATCACAAAGATTAAAAAAAGGTCTTTTATAAAATTTTCACGTCGACAAAATATATATTTAAAACATGCAAATAGTTACTAAAATCAAAGATGGATACATTCCATATAAATCTTATGAAAACATTGATTCTCAGTTTCTAAATTTTGTTAAACACATTAGAGTATTACCGGCAGAATATTTTGATCAGCCTGATGAATACCTTACATTAAAAGCCATATATCAACCAGGTGAAAAAAAATCATTCCCAAATGGTGGGTTTGAGGTATATCATGATAATGGATGTGTGTATAGTTATGAATTAGATCAAGTAATAGTACACCCGTATATTCTGGGTATTCGCAAGTTCAAAAACACGGAAAAAATTGAGGTTATAAAAGAAACAAATAAAATCCCAGGAAAACGTGGCAGGAAACCATTATCCGATGAGGAAAAAATTAAACAGGAAGAACAAAAGTCTCAATCATCTGGTAAGCGTGGACGTCCATCAAAATACACACCGGAGCAAAAAGCCGAAATGCTAGCCAGAGCACTCGCTCGTAAAGGTGGTAAACGTGGTCGTAGGAAAAAACATGAATGATATTTATCATAAATTACATGTTTTATGAAAAAGCAACTACCTTCCTCGCTTGATCATCGTATTATCACATTAGGTGATATAGATGAAGAAAATTCCAATGATGTTATACAGTTCATTCATGATATAAATTATATAGATAAAAATAAACCAGGTAAACCCATTAAGCTTATTATTAATTCATATGGTGGAGATATATACAGAGGAATAGGGATTGTTGATGCAATTAATGCTAGTATAACTCCCATCCATACTATATGTTATGGAGCAGCGTTATCAATGGGATTCATAATAATGGCTGTTGGTCATCATCGTGCTGCTAGTAAAAATTCAACATTTATGTATCATGAAATATTATGGTCTTTATCGGATGAGAAATTATCAACTCATAGGCGTGAATTAGAAGAAGGAAAACGTATAATGGAGATATATGATAATTTATTATATAAACATACTAGTTTGACTAAATCTAAACTAGATAGTATTAAGAAAGAAAATAGAGATTGGTATATGAATGTAGAAGAAGCATTAAAATATAATATAATAGATGAGATATATTAGTATATATGTCGGAAAAGAATATGATGGGTCATGCAATATATAACACCTAATGAAGCTAAAGAATATATTAGTATACAAGATGATGTTTTAAATTATCCTGTTAAATATTTTACACGTATACCATGTTCTGAAAAAGGATGGGAAACATGGGAAAATGTAGTTTATTATACTAATAGAAAAAAATATCCATTAAAACGAAAAGGTGAGGGTAAATATTGGATATATGTTTTATCAAATGAATCAATACCTGATTTAGTTAAGATAGGATATACTAAGTTATTACCTGAAGAACGAGCTAAGCAAATGTCTATGTCTACTGGTATTCCAACACCGTTTAAAGTTGAATTTGCTTTTAAATGTCATGATGGTGAATTCTTGGAAAATGAAATACATAAATATTTAGATTGTCATCGAGTTAGTAGTAGTAGAGAATTTTTTGGGATAAGTATTGAAGACGCAACTAATATAATTAAAGAAATTGGAAAAAGATATATTTAAAAAAATTTGGTTTTTTTAAATTTTAAACGTATATTTAGTATATAAATTAATTAATATAATGAAAAAAACAATTTTAACCGCGATTGTAATCGCATCAGTATTCGTTATTTCTTGCAATTCTAATAGAACGGTAAATACTACACCTTCTATATCAGACACATTAACTGTTGTAAATGATACAACTTGTACTACACATACAGTTACTAATGTTAATATTAAGAAATAAAAACGCGTGTGTGGTGTAATGGTAACATAATAGTCTCCAAAACTATAGATGGAGGTTCGATTCCTCCTATACGTGCTTTGGTCCTATAGTTAAATGGATATAACCACAGCCTTCTAAGTTGTTATTTCAAGTTCGATTCTTGATAGGACTACAAAAATATAGTCAGGTGACTCTTATTGGTAGAGAGTGAATAGACGAAAATGAAATTCCTGCTTGTGATGTTAACCTCTCGCAGCATATTCAGAAGTAGAAACAGAGGGTAGCTCCCCATAGGTTCAAATCCTATCCTGACTGCAAAATATAGCGAGGTAGACTGGAGGTGGTTCCAGCTCGGTCTCATAAGCCGAACTACGTAGGTTCGATTCTTACCCTCGCAACATCTTAATACCAGTTCGGTATCACGTTTTGTTTATTTTTTTATTTTTAGCACCAATTTAACAGTTGGTGCTTTTTTTATTTTGTCATATATTTATATATATGAATTTAGATAGAATATTTACTTTATTCGACTATAAAAACGAAAATAAACTATTATCTGAAGAAGATAATATTATTATTGAGTTATATGAGAAACCGTTGTTTTGGGTTGGTATGTTTGAAAAGTTAATACAAAATAATACTATATTCGAACAGCAGCTTGAAAAGGTATTTGGTAATGATAAAAATTTTAATTATGAACTTTTATCTGATGCAAGTAATGCCATTGTATATAATAGGGCGTACTCGTTTTTAGAGTTAATTGATTTAAATAATGAAGATCATCAAAATGCTATAAAAACTAAAGTTAAACATAGTTATTTAATTAATAATCTTATCGCAGCATTAAATTATTTCACTAATACTGAAGAGTATGAAAAATGTATTATTTTAAAGAAAATTTTAGATTTTGCTGAAAAAAGTTTGGAAGTGTAAAAAACAGATATTATATTTAAATTACAGGTTTAAGGAAATTTAGGTATATAAGAAGAAGGAGAGAAGAATAGGAACAAGGGGGGGTAGAATAATGAGACATTTAATATAACATTTAAATATATAATATGGTAAACAGAGAAATTATTAGGAACAAATTAGAGAAATTAGATTCAAGTCTAACTAAATTAGATTTTATCTTGAAACGAGGTGGAGATAGAGAACAATATCTAGAAACAACTGAGTATATGAAACAGTTAGTAGATGAAATTAAAACATTTATTGAATATGAACCACGCACTGGAAACGAATTAAATTCATCAATATGAGTCTAACAGCAGAACAAATTCAAAATAATTGGGATAAACTAATGTCTAGAATTGATGCTTATATTGCTGAGCCTCGTCGTTCAGATTTAAAAGCATTTTATAAAAAATATGCTGATAGGATCATATTAATGCCTGCAGCTCATAAAAAGGAATACCATAATACTTTCCCTGGAGGATATGTGGATCATGTTTTAAGGGTAGTAGATTGTGCTTTAAAATTAAATAATATATGGGTTGAAATGGGTGTAGATGATTCTACATATACTTTAGAAGAATTAATATTCTCAGCTATAAATCATGACTTAGGTAAAATAGGTGATGAACAATATGAATCATATATACCTCAGACTGATCAATGGCGTAAAGATAAATTAGGTGAAGATTATATGTTTAATGATCGTTTAGCTTTTGCTTCAGTCCCAGATAGAGGATTATATATGCTTCAAGCACATAACATTAAATATTCATTTAATGAAATGATAGCTATACAAACTCATGATGGATTATATGATGAAGCTAATAAGAAATATTTAGTAGCGTTTATGCCAGAGCAAAAACCAAGAACATCTTTACCTTATATTTTACATCAGGCTGATTTAATGGCTGCACGGATTGAATTTGAAACTGAATGGCTTCCTAAATTTAAAAGAAATGTGGGGAAACCAAAAAAGAATAGTATATTAGATGGTAACAAAGATAATAAATCACCTAAAACAAAAGCTTTAGGAAGTATAAAATCTGAAGGACTTAAAAATTTATTAAATAGTATATGATTTTAATAATAGTAATTTTAATTATATTTATCCTAATTTTAGGATATACAACGTATAATCTTTTACGCAAAAATGAAAAATTTGAAGATTTAGTTAATGAACAAACTAAAATATTAGCAGGATATATGACATATCTAAATAAAGTCTCAGACATTATTGAACATTCAAATAAACGTCTTAAAGAAGTAGATAGTAAAGGTTCCTTTGAAAGTGATGATGAGGTTGGATTTTTCTTTGAACAATTAAAATCAATACAAAGTGTATTGGATCAATTTAATGTTAAGAATATATAAGAATGGAAGTAGAAATTAAAAAAAAGAAGAAAAAAACAACAAATGTATATTTTACTAAAGAAACAGAAGATGCTATTGTAGCATATGTTGCTAGTAATGATGTTGATGAGCGAAATAAATTATATAATGAAAAAATTCATTATGCGTTTTTTAAACTTACTGAAAATATAATTCATACATTTAAATTTTATTATACTGAAGTAGATAATATTGAAGATTTACAACATGAAGTAATAACATTCCTTCTTAGTAAAATTCATTTATATGATCAAAGTAAAGGTACTAAAGCTTTTTCATATTTTGGTACTATAGCTAAAAGATATTTAATATTATCTAATCAAAATAATTATAAAAAAAGAATAGAAACATTACCTGTTTCATCAATAGAAGAAGATGAAAAATTTTCATACCAATTAGATGATATAAAACCAGTAATAGCTAGTAGTAATTTATCACAATTTATAGATAAATATGTTAAATATTGTACTGATAATATATTTGAATTATTTCCTAAAGAAACAGATGCTCAAATAGCTGATGCTATTTTAGAATTATTCCGTAAAAGAGATAGTTTAGATATATTTAATAAAAAAGCACTTTACATATATATTCGTGAAATAATTGATATTAAGACATCAAAAATTACTAAAGTAGCTGATAAATTATATGATATTTTTAAGAAAAAATATGAATTTTATTTAGAACATGGGTATATAAATTTTTAACACATATATTTATTATCAATAATAAGACATATGAATTCATTAGAAAATATAATTTTTAGTAATAAAAAATTTAATGATATCCTAGAAGAGATATATAACAACCAGAAAAAAAAAGAAAAACAAATATCTACTCTTATATCTGAATTAAAACCTTTAATAAATGATATAGGTGATGCTACTTTAATTGTTCCGTTAATTAAAGAATATTTAGAAATAGGTGTTAAAAATGATGAACAACTTATTAAGATGGCTACTATAATTCAAAGAATGCTAAATAATACACAAACAGATAACGGATTTAATATATCAGAAGAAGAAAAAGCACAATTATTAGCTGAAATTGGTAAGATTCATGAAGAAAATAAATAATAAATGTCTACAACTTTTGGATTTCCTTCATTTAATAAGACTCAAAATCACCAAACTTATAATGATTTAGCTCAAACTATAGCTAATACTACAAACCAATTAACTCCAGTTCGTGTTAAAAGTATTATTCTTAATCAAGATCATCCATTATTTAAAGAATTAGGCGAATGGAATTCATTAGGAGCAATAGAATTTGAACCAGTTAATAACCCATCAGGGAAATCAAATATATTATCAATAGCATATCCTTTATTACCTAATAATAAAAATTTTCCATTAATTAATGAGATTGTATTTTTAATGCCACTCCCAAGTGTAGGAATAGGTTCAACATGGAGTGCCGCACGTTTATATTATATAAATATAGTTTCATTATGGAATCATCCTCATCATAATGCTTATCCTGAAAATTCTAATGCTGCTCCTCCATCGCAGGTAAAAGATTATACTCAAACTCAAGTAGGTAGCATCAGACGTATAACTGATCAAAGTACTGAAATATTTTTAGGACAGACATTTAAAGAACGTTCTAATATACATCCATTATTACCATTTGAAGGAGATGTAATACAAGAAGGAAGATGGGGTAATAGTATAAGATTTGGTTCAACTGTTAGAAGAGCAGGTGAATATAATAATTGGTCATCATTTGGTCTAGATGGAGATCCAATAATAATATTACGTAATGGGCAACCTAAAAATGTTAGTGAAGAAGGTTGGATTCCTATAACTGAAAATATAAATAAAGATTTATCGTCAATATATAGTACTAGTACACAAAAAATTCCATTAGAAGCTTCAAGTACTGATTATACAAGTTATAAAAATAATTCTCCTACTAATCCTAAAGAATACTCTAATTCTTCACAAATAATACTAAATTCAGGACGTCTTGTATTTAATACTACTGAAGATCATATATTATTAAGTTCTAAAAAATCAATTAATTTAAATGCTATTTCATCAGTTAATATTGATGCACCTAATACTATAATACAGTCAAATAATGTATATTTAGGATCTAAAAATGCTACTGAATCAGTTTTATTAGGGGATACAACAGTTTATTTATTAAAAACATTAATAAAAAATTTAAATTCTTTTGTAACAGTATGTAGTACATTAACTAGTACTCCACCTGGTACTCCTTTAGGACCCCTTAATGCTGTGTCTTCTCAATTAAATACAACTTTAGAACAAATTAATACTAATTTAGATAATATCAAATCAAAATATGTTAAAACTATATAATGGCTACTCCTTTAAATATAGAAAATATAAGAAAACAAGCCGCTGAACAAGTTAAAAGTGATACTAATAAAATATTAGATGTAAATTTATCTTCAATTCAAAACGCTACTCCTAATTCTTTAAAACCACAAGGTAGTGCTAAATTAAGTAATACTATAACAGCTATAGGTAAAAAAATATATACTATTCTTACTCCTATTGCAATAAATATAGCTAAAGAATTAGGAACTTCTATAGCTCAAGAACAATTAGGAAATATAAAAGAAAAAATAATATCCAAAAATGGGTGTCCTACTGATCCTAAACTGCTAATAATATTAGCACAACGTAATGCTTTAATATTACAGTTAAACAGAATTAATAATCAATTAGATAAACTTACTAAAGCTGTAACAGGATTAAATAATTATCTTGATATAAGTCAATTAATTATAAATACATTAAAAATATCAAAATCAACAACTTCACTATCAGCTAAACTTATCCCCTCACCTCCAGGAGTTCCTGGAGTTATAACATCATTATTAAGTGATTTAGAAGATATCATAAATAAACTTTTATTTGAAAAAGATGGAATTCCTCGTTTACCCAAAACATCTAGTGCAATAGCATCAGCTACATTAGCTATATCAATAGTAAATGGATATATACAAACAATAATAGCTATATTAATAGCAATAGATACTAAAATTAAACAATGTAATTCTAATTTAGAGTCTAGTCTTACCCCAATAAACCCAAATTTAATATCAATATCAATACTTCAAAGTAAAGCTGAACAAACACAAAATGGTGTAACTTATGCG